CTAGTGGCTCTCCACAATGTTCGCATTTATAATCTCCTAAGAAGAATACATCTCCTGCGTCGTCAAGAATCCATTTAGGAATTGGCTTAAAACAATTATTGCAATCAAGACTCATAGTTGAGTCTAATTGCATTTCTTCTTCTGATAATCCTGATATAGCTTGATAAACTATGTAATCATTTGAAGGCATTATACTAATGCCTTCAAATAATCTTCAAGTCTTTGAACTGATATTCTATTAACTTCTCTCTCATCTGATAGATTATTTAAGTGCCTAAACAAATTATTATAAAGGTCTGAATTTTCTTGTCCCTTACTTCTAAGGTACTTTAGACTTTCGCAAATGTGCTTAGCGTCATCTTGTTGGCTTTTATACTCAGCATTCAATGTATTGATTGCTTCTTGTACTTTTTCTTTATTATTTTCCATTTTTTTCTCCATTTCAGAATCTAAACCTCTTGTTGAGATTTGAGACTCGGTATTTTTTGTTTCATTCATAAGCACAGTATAATCAAAGATTATAAATAATCACAACTTTTATTTTTAATTTAGGTATAAAAAAGCCCAATGTTTGTAGGCTCTTAGAAATTATTTTTATTTTTTTTGTAAAAATCTACTTTTTTTGCTCTAATTTGCACACAATACAGTACAAGAAGTAGTTATGGTCAATGAAGTGATGACCCTTCTCCTCGCATATTAAAGTTGGATTCTCCTGCATTTGTTTTTTGCGAGTCTCGTCTTTACCTAGAGCTTCAAACTTACCAAACCATTTGTTGATTGCGTAAGGCGTGATGTCTATGTTGTTCCAATGCTTCTTGTATGCGAGTATCGAGCCTTTAAGCATATCAGTTGTGACTCCAACTTCTCCGAGTTCCTTACAGACTTTAAACCAACCTGACTTCTCCATTTGACTTCTAGGCTCATAGCCAAGTTCATCAACAAAGACTCTGTAAAGTGCCTTGCGTTGTTTCAAGACTTCTTCATCTACCTTCTTTGGTTGTGGCTTGTCCACATATTCTTGTTCTATTGGTTTTTGTTCATTGGTTATAGTTCTATGTATTGTCTCCGATACTACCCTTGTATCGTCAGCAATACTACCCCTCGTATCATCTGCGATACTACTAGATGTAGTACTATCATCTGCGACACTAGGTTTGCTTGTAATCAAGAAATATAGATTAGTTTGCTTTACATTATCCTTGACTCGATTTTGTTTTGTAATAGCACCCAAGTCCAGTAGCTCATTGATGAGCTTGTGTGTGTTTGCTCGACTGACACCTACTCGCTTTGACAAAGTGGTAACACTTGGAAAACAAGAGTTGTCTTTTCTATCTGCATAAGTCCACAAGATACAATAAAGATTCTTTGCTCTTGGGCTAATGTCTGCGTCTAAAATCCACTCAGGTATTATTGCAAAATAATTATCTGCTTCTATTTTCATATCATCTCCGTTTGTTTGTTTTTATTATAAGTCTTTGTGAGTCCTATGCGTCTAGGACTCACTTAGACCTGTACGTATCTTAAAAGGGAGATACATTGTCCTCTAGCTCGTCTATTGACTTCGCTACTGGAACACTTGCTTCTTGGAAGTTAGGTAGACATTCCAATGGTGGCTCGTCTGACCAACTAGCAAAAGGAAACCCATTGTTACCACCAGTACATTGTTTGTTTCCACATTTAAAGTTCGGACTCTTGTCTGACTTCTTATCGAATCTGTTGTCGTACACCTTAGACGCACAAGCAGGGCATTTAAGCTCTGTTTGACCAACTGGGCTTTGTGATGACACATTTGGTTGGCTTGGTTGCGTAGCAGGTGTACTAACAACAGAATTAGAAGATTGGGTAAACGGATTTAAAACCCAATCTTGTATTAGTTCAGCAGTTTCTAAAATCGTATCCATATTTTCATAATGAAAATCAGAATTGCAAGCGAGTTCAATAGCACCCTTTATAGCAACCTGCCTTACAATTAATTTATCTTTGTTATCCATTTACTAACTCCTTACTAGAATTTAATCTGTTCTCTACCCACTCGTTATCTTCTCTCCAAGTAAGTAATGTTTCTTTCTTCCAAACAGGTGTTGCCTTTAACTGATAGTCAGGCATAGGCAACTTACCTTGAAATTTCCATTGGGCTACTTCTTGTCGTGTGACACCAAGCCACATTCCAATTTCAGCAGTACCCATAATTTCTTTCATACTCTCTCCTTTAGATATTCTGCTACGTTTATTTCTTTTTGGTTTGTTAATTCTTCATACAACTCATCAAGAGCTTCGCTAAGAGTAGCTTCGCTTTTGTGTAAGTGTGGAAAATACTTTAATGATACTTCTTCTACAATCATAAGAATAATTCCTATGCCTGCAAGAATACCAAAAGTCCACATTAATAACCAATAAAAGTCTATTTCATTCATCATTCTTCTTCTCCGTTCTTTATAGTGTCATACGTTCCCTGTGTTAGTACAAACTTAAACTGTTGGAACTTTTCTCTGTTTAAGTTCGAGACTACTTTAAGCACGTCCATAGGTCTTTGATAGCTCAATACAGGCTCAAGGTTTATCCAACCACTTGCCTTGTACTGCTTACCATAACTTTGCTCAATGACAATATCTACTCGTCCTTGAACAAATCCTCTAAGTGTTATTTCATCTGTCATATCAACTCCTTCTCGCTAAGAGCTTTACAGAGTATGCTTGTAGTTATAAGGTTGTCATCTAGCATTCTGTTTTTATTAATAAGGCATTGAGACATAAAACTCGGTCTCGCACTAGAATCAATGCGACCCTACCTTATTATCCTTAAACAACATACTCCGTAAAGCTCTTAACTCCTTTTGTCATTATTACCGACATTAATCGCAGATTTATTTTATGCAATCTTTTATTATAATATTTTTAAATTATCCCAACCGTCTTTAGTTACAGTCATAGTTACTACACCCATTGATGTTGAGTAACCTGTTCTTGTTTGGAAGTCATCAGAAGGACTCATGGCAGGTACTCCCATTATTGTTCTTCCACCCTGCTGAACGGCAGTAAAGTGATGATAGTGACCGTGTACAATCATTCGTGCAACGCCAACTGGGTTGTCTCCTGCTTCATTTAATCCAAACATCTGACCCTTCCACCAGTTCTCTATCTTCTTTGCAGGCGTTCCACCACCTGCCGTAAGATGTCCGTGAGTGAAACCCATAGGATAACCTTTGACATCTAAGAGTAAGTGTGGAGAATCAGGGACAACAACTTTTATATTCTTGTAAGTTGATTCATAGGCTAAGTCTCCAACCTGTTCTAGTATCTGCAAGTCAAGGTTGTCGAGTTCTTCTGTTGTTAAAGATTGCTTACCACTTCTATTTTGTCCGTGATTAGAAGTTACTCCTGAGAGAATGACTGTGTAGTTTTGGTCTGCAAAGTTCTTAACTATCTTCCAAAGTAATCTTCTTGCAACTGTTATTTGGTCTCTAAGGTGTAGGTCTGTATTCCAAACTTGGCTTGAGTACCAACCTGAGAGATTACAGTTTTCCACAATATCTCCGAGACCAATGACATACACTTCATCAATCTTGTGACCAGTCTTTTGTAATTCTTTAAGTCTTGCATTAGCAGTTGTAAGTGAGTCAAGAACTTTAGAGACAATACCTTCGCTACCTTCTCCGTCTCTCTTACCCATTTGCCAATCTGCAACATAGTACATAAATGCCGTGTTACCTTTTTTAACTGGTGCAGTCTTTGGCTTGTAAGATTTAATCTCAGCAAGAAGCTGACCATAGTCTGTATCTAAGCTAGGTATCTTTTTTCTGATGTCTGCTTTGTAGTACCAAGCCTGTTGAGTCTCGCCACCACCCATATTCATATCCCACGTTCTGACTTGCAGGTTTCCTACTATCTCATATTCTTCAGGGTCAAATCCCCATTCAAGTAAGAGTGTTGCAAACTCAGGCTCTTGTTCTTGTGTACCTCGTGAGACTAATGTACCTTTATTAGACTTAGGGTCATACTCTGCGTGTGGTTGCCAACCAATCGGATATTTTTCTTTTGCTAATTTCTTATTAGATTCTTTGTCTTGATAGAGTTCAAGAAACTGATTTAGCTTTACGGATTCTGTTTTTTTCTTCATTAATGCGATTCCTTATTGTCTTGGGTGTGATTCCTGACCAACCACATTCATCAATTAAATAATCAACAAGTGGTGTTGTTTCAAGATAGCCTTCTTGTAAGGCATTGAGTACTTCTTCCCATTGTGAAGCTCTCAGCTCAGTCGAATAGAAATAACCATACTTTTGTTGTGGTCTTTCATAGTTATCAAGATAATTTTTAAGTGTCATTTGCGTCCTGTCTTTTAACTACTTTAATTATAGATTATGACTAGGACATATTAGGGTATTTAATTAGGATTTGTTTGGGTGTAAAAAATGTACTTTTTAGTTTGCATATAATCTTAGATTATGCCATAATTAAGTATTGAATGAAACATAAGAAAAAAGAAGGGAGTTGATTTCAATGAAAAAAGTAGAACTAAATAAAGTAACAAAAACTTTAGAAGAAATAAAAGAATATAGTGGAGATGTATATTCAATAGAATATACAAATCAAGAATTACCAACTATTGATAGAGAAATTAAAATTAATTTCTGTGAAAATATTGGTAACAATGTTGTTAAAAATGTAACAATAGTTATTTATAAAGATTATGCTAAAAATAAATTTACAGACGGTTATGGTTTGTCAGGTTTATATGCTTTTAGCACAAGAGTAGTTGTTTCAGGACAAGTTGTTGCGACAACAATTTATACAACAGAAACATTAGACAACCTTAAAGTTAAAATTAACAATCTAAAAAACGGTATGTTCTAAATACAAAAACTAAACCCACCTGCTTCGGTAGGTGGGTTTTTTTATTTGTCCCAAGTTTCTATTAGGGCAAACACAATCTCCTCTAGCTTGTCTAACTCCATAACAACCAAGCCATTAGATGTACCGTCAGGCATAGCAACAAAGAGAAATGGTCTTGTATCTCCTATGCTTGTGTTTGTATCTGATTGTTCTTTAGCTTTAAGATACTTTGTCCATAAGGTTTGTACTTGCTTCCCTGCTTTAACTTCTACTCGTACTTCTCCTTGCCAAGATTCCTCGTTACCCATTTGGCTTCTAAACTTTGTATCAGGTATATTGAGTTTCTTCCTAGCTAGGTTTTGTTTCCTGCGACCTTTGTTCTTATTAGTTAGCCCACGCTTTTGATTGTCTGACCAACCTTCTCTGTTCTTCACGGTCTTTTGTCCCATACCTTGTAACCCTGCGTGCTTCCTTCTCTTATAATCTGAGAACGTCTCATCAGGTTGCCACTCTATCTCACTCATTAACAACACTCTCAACTATGTCCATACTTACTAAAAAGTTTTTTACAAAGCTAAGTTTATCAAACTCAGATACAGGTACAAGTAAACAATGAGCAAACCATTTCTTACCTTGAGCATTCTCATTAATTACTTTTATACTTCTATATTTATCTTCTTTAATCCACGTTAGTAAGTAAGGTTGTAATACTCTTGGTCTCCAAAATCGTACAAAGTTTGTTGGATAAGTCCAATACATCATAAAGTCTGCAAAGGTTTTCATCTGACAACCTATTTGCAACTCGCCATTCTCTTGCTCAATTAGATATTCCAATGCCACGTTGTTTGTATCTTGGATTTGTGTATCTGTTTTGACTTCTATAAAGTTGTCTTTTAGTTCTTGGTTGAACACCCAAATATCTGCACCCTGTAACTGTTCTTCCATGCGTGTAGGTCTTGCGTGATATTTGTTTCCTGTTTCGTCTGTTATGGTATTGTAATGCTTTAGTATTAACTGCTCGCCCATTTTTCCAACCTTGTCTTGTTCTGCAAAATTGTAAGTTTGTATCATTTAACTCCTCATCTAAATCGTCTAATATTACTTCGTCAAAAATCATAGTCCCAACAATGTTCTGAACTGTACCAATGTTTCCCCCTTCCGTCATTATAGAAAAGCCAACTAGCAATCCTTGTGTTTAATACTGGGTCTCGTCTATCTCCAGTAAACTTTAATTTATCTTCAAGCCACGACCAAGTCGTATCATTAAAGGCAAAGAGACCAATATCTTGCGTGCCATTAGTATTGTTATTATAACTTCTTGGTCTGCCAGTTGATTCGCAAAACACCATAAGGCTAGCTTGCAATACATCTTCTTGTTTAAAGTATGTTTGTATAAGAGGAATCCACTCTTGGACTACTTCTACTTTATTATATTGTTCCCTGCAATCAATAAACTGTTCTAAGTTATCCACACTTGGTGGCATAACCAAGAGACAAGAAATTACACCTTCGATAATTAAAGAAGGCATTACTACTCCTTACTTTGTTAAGTTAAGACGTTCTCTGTAAGTCAGTATGTTTCTTATGATTGTGAATACAAATTTTGTTATCACAAAACAACGCACCACGATTTGTGGTAAGCTGATTTCCACAGAACATACAACTTGTTCCTTTTACTTTCATAGGAATAAGTTTAATCATAAATTTTATAATTTGTGATTAATAAATAAAAAAAGACCTTTGATACTAGCAATAGCTTCAAAGGTCTTTTTAATTATGCTTTGATATGATTAATAAGTTTTCTTCTACCTGCTTTGCCTGAGCCTTTTCTCTCATCAATATTAAACATATTGACTTCTAATTCTATTGTTATGGTGTCATCTTTATTAACATCTTCAAGAGCTTTAGTTACATTGACCCAAAGTGTATTACCATTTACATCTACAACTAATTTTTCTTGAACTCCATAAGGTGTTTCTGCATAATATCTGTTAGTAACAATACCTATAACTTCTTGTAAGCCATTATTTAAAGGTGTAACTTTTTCGTTATTAAACTTAATTAATTCTTCTTTAGTAACTCTTTTTGGATACTGTGCCAAATATGGTAAAGTTGCTAGATACTTTTCGTGTTCTTTATCTGATTTTATAGATTGGTTTTCCCATTTTTTAACAGTACTTAAAGCTCTATATTCAACTTTATCTCCCCAACACTTGTAGCAAGTACCGTGATGATATGTATAAATACCTGCACCACCACACCTAGAACATTCAAGCTCTACATAAGGCATTAGTTTTCCATTATTATTAGGACGATAAACTAATTTAAACTCTGTTCCTAAAACTTCTGATTTATATGTT